AAACTGGACAAACCCTTCGGGTAGGTATTCGTTTTCAACAATCTTCAGATCGGTCAGGTCACCCATGTCACTCCATTCCCAAGTGCGGTAGCGCCGCCTGTTCCGCGATCCGCCCTTCGGCTATCTCCTTAGCCCTCTCGATACCAACAGAGGGGTCTTCGGCTAGGACCTGCGCCACTTCCCAATGCAGGCTGGCGTCCTCTTCTTTGGTGTAGTCCACGCCCGCTTCCGTCTCTCTCGGCTTCACTACGACGCCAACGAAGCGATCAATCGAGTCTCGGAGCTTCGCCACTTCAATAGCGATGGCCCCGGCTGCGTTGCCATGCCCTGCGATGAGTTTGGGGATGTCGCTCAGATCCTTAGCGACAGAGGAAAGGGTCTCGACGGCCTTACAGAACTGCTCCTGGACTTCGATCTGCTTCTTTCGGCTGCGGTACATCCAATAGCCGCCAACGGCCAATGCCACTAGGAAAAGGCAGAAGCAGAACGTACCAAAGATGGCCAACAGAATTGTTTGCATTTTCGCCCAACATCAGTGTACTGTGGATTTATGGATAGCACAATCCCCACTCCCAAGAAATTAGGCCGTAAAGCCCTGCCAGAAGAAAAGAAACGAGTGAGGATTGGATGCAGGGTTTCTCCCCAAACTATGTCTTTCCTATTAGAAAAGACCGCCGTTCAAGGTTGCAGCATGGGTAAGGTTATTGATTTTGTGGCGGAAGCGTGGCTCAAGGCTGAGCGCCCACAGCCGTTACAAAGCGAGTGAGCCGCGTCTTGCAACTTGCCCAAGGCTGTTTTCAATAGCAGCTTGGCTGTGGCCGTACCAATCCCCATCATCTCCGCAATCTCCGCAGGCTCCATCTCCTCATTCCCATACGCCAGATCAATCGACTGCCTCTCCGTCTGTGTGAGATGAGCGTCTGACATGATGGTGGAGATTTCTAACTGTATGGATTCTAACTCGTTATACGTGTCGGCCCGATCAGACGAAAAAAAAGAGTCAGTGTAGTCCTGACTCAAGTATTCGTCGCGGAGGCTGGGGTTCGAGCTTCCTCTCGCCGTCTGCCCCTTTGGCGTCCCCATTGAAACGAAGCGCTCTCGGTAGAGCATCGTATGGGTTTCGCCTGGGGCTAGGCGCGTTATCAAGTGTTGGGATCGGAAGAAGTCTAACACCCGGCCCCCTACGCGCTGGACAGCCCAGATCCAGAAGGAAGCATAGGGGTCTTTTCGTGTTTCGTTGGCCACAACCCCCAACACTGGCGACCAGAAAATTACGAGGTCAGCCACCCGATTAAGTTTCTTTTGGAAGGCTTGAAGGTCAGGATTGTAGGATAGGCAGCAGCGCCACAATGCCAGTCTCGCCTCGGATCTGGCTTCTTCCTGATAGGTCAACGCCCCTGATACGCGATAGCTCCAACAGAGCCTTTCGGCTACCCTGTCAGCTTGAGCCATGTGCTTATCAAAGAGTGTTTGGGGCTCCACCAGCATTAAGCATACATCGAACTATAATTCCTATTCAAGTCTTATCCTTGAACAAAAGCCCCATCTGTGGTTTTTTCTTGGCCTTCGCCGGAGGGCCGCTGCTTTCTTGTTGCACACTAAGGGTAGGCTGCGACCGCGCCCGCGCTGCTTCGGTTATTATAGCCATAGCCGCATCGCGCCGCCACTTTTCATAGGGGACTGCCCTTTCATCGGCGGGCGCATCCCATCCTTCATCAGTCCATTTCAAAGCGCAAGCACCCCTTCGGCTTCGTCCATGTATTCATCCCACGTCTGGCACTTCAGAATACGCAGCGTCTCGGGGTGGTAGTAAAAGCACCGGCCCCCAGTCACGCTGTCAGCGCTGGCAAGGTATTCGTTCAAGATGTACTCGTCCATCGCGTCCAGTTTCAGCGCCTTATAATAAGGTTGCGAGACGCGAATCAGCCATTTGCCGATAGGTACGGCAGTATCCCCGGTGGGCCGAAGAAAACGGACTTTACCTGCGGGATGGTCTTCAAACAGGCTGGGGTCGTCTTTGGCTGGCATGTCTCTGGAACCACTCCCCAAGTGCTTCCGTGGTTTGTGCGGCATTCCCTTGACAGATCTCCAGGTGCTTCCTCGTTAGAACCGTAGCGTAGTCGTCGCCAACCCCGCCGTCCTCTGCGCTCAAGTTCAGCCAGTATCCACAGCGCGTACACAGCACTCGTCGCGGCTCATCACAGTAGCCGTGGTAGAGGGTCGGGTTGATTTCTAGTGCTTCCATGTCTGCATCCAGACTTTCTTAATTCCATCCTCGCTTGTCAATTAAGAAATGTCAAGACTAAAGCTACTTAACCCGGTGTATCTGCTTTTCGATCATCGACAGGATTTGCTTTCTCCCCGACGACCTGCCAACTACCCATCCAAGCCAGAAGGCATATACAGCTAACTGGACGGCTACGGCGATCCATTGTGGCGTGCTCATTGCTGGTTCACCACATACTGCCCGTCAGCATTCTTGACTACGGAACTTAGATGCCACGATGCTTGTTCGAGTTTCGCAAACTCGTAGCCCTTGTATTGGTGGACGCACAGCATGTTGAAGGAAACAACGCCGTAGGCCAACTCCCCTTCCTTAGCTTTGTTCGTCAACTTGGGGAAGTGGTAGTACATTGTGTAGCCCAAAGACTCCACCAGTTTCATCAGTTCGGCGGCGCGGCAGGGCCGTCCATATGGATTGTTCGCGTCTGGGGGGATGGCCTCGAAGTTATTCTCCAGGTAGAGGTACGGCTGATCCCGTTTGATTGTTTCCAGCGCCCCTTTGACAACATGGATCTCCATGCCTTCGGTGTCGGCGATGATGAGGCCAACGTCTTTTTGCTTTAGATAATCTAGGGGTATGACTTGAACTGGGGTTGTGTTGTCCTGGCTTGTCCAGCCCAAGAGGGAAGCGCCTCCTACGTTCCCCGGCTGTTCCGGGTTGAGGACGGGGCAATACATATTTCCAATCTTCTCTCCAAGCGCTTTGCAGCACGGTAAGCATGAGCCGCAGTTCTGTATATTTTCCCATAGCAGTTCGTACTCAATCGGGTTTGGCTCAAACGCGCTAAGCTCCTTAGCAGCCTTCCCGACCGGCACCGCGATGGCCCCGATGTTCGCCCCGGCCAGTATCACATTTCGATCCTTCGCCAGCACCTTAAGAAGATCCACTTCGTCTGGCGAGTATTCTTCATACAGATCTAGCACGTCGCCGATGTAGAGGCTGGTGGTTCGGAAAGTCAGGTGGCCGTTGTACGTGTCTTTCGTTTTAAGCATATTTCCTCCTACGCCGATAGTACTACCGGCTTCGCCTTGTAAACGTCTTCGACCGACTCGTGCCGCCACTTGCCGCCCGTGCGAGTCTTATACTCACAGTTATTCAACACACCCGCGATTGCGCGATAGCTCGCCCCTTTTTCACGTTCACGCCTGATTAGCCTGATAAGGCTCTGCTCCCGCAGATTGGGGATCAACTGCTTCCCCTCGCCCAACTCAAACCCGAACGGGATGTTCCCCACCCGCTGCCCCTTCGATTTCTTATACGCCAGTGCCGCCTTCGTCCGCTCGGAGATCACTTCCCGCTCCCATTGGGCCACGGCACCCATGACGTTAATCACAAGACGGCCCGCTGCACTCTGTGTGTCAAGAGACTCAGCTAGGGATACGAGCGCCACTCCATGTTTATCGAATAGGGCCAGAAGGTGCGCCAGATCCCCCACGCTTCTGGTCAGCCGGTCCAACTTCGCGATGATGACGACATCGACTTCGTGGTCCTCCACCATCCGCTGAATCTGTTGGAAACCGGGACGGTTGAGATCCTTGCCGGATTCCTCGTCCGTTACCAGCGCTACAAGCTCGTCTCCTCGAACCACACACATAGCCTCGATCTTGGCCCTTTGGTCCTTCAGGGAGACGCCGTTTTCTGCCTGATCTTTAGTCGAAACCCTACAGTATGCCGCTGCTTTCATCATCACCTCCAGTCCGTATCAAGACTTATTGTGCCACGAAAACTAACAACTTAACCCACCAACCGAATTAAGTTATTTGTCTCGCGCGTCCAGGAGCCCACGCAGGCCCGCCAAACCGAGTTCTGGTCGGCCTGGAGTTGGGAGGGGGTCATAGAGCCCCCAATCGAATCAGCGCCTCTTCCATGAGCCAATCCGTCAATCCCTTCCACGCCCCGTCCTTGTCTGGTCCGTCGCTGTCCAGGTATACTTTCACTGCTTCCTGTTCGCGGACGCAGCGGGCGAGTTCATCCTCAATCTCCGCCATAGAGCGTTCCTTGGTCTCGCAATTTCAACGCGGCTTCAAGATTCCGGCAAGCTTGGTTGTAGTAAGATTCTTTCAATTCGGCCCCTACAAACCGACGTCGTTCCTCCAGTGCCACATAGCCCTCCGATCCGATCCCGGCAAACGGCGAAAATAAGATGTCTCCGGGGTTGCTCCATAGTTCAATCGCACGCCGGATCACTGTCAGTTGAAGCGGGCAGATGTGCCGGGAATCGTCGTCTTCGCGAGCGCTGGTGCGCTGTAGCGTGTCGCTCGGATTGATGTCGAACCAAACCGGCGAAGCGTAGCGCTGCCAGACATAGTGCGAATACTTGTTCACTGCCGAACCGATCTTTTTTTCGGCCTTGGGTTCGTCTTCGGGCCGTCCAATCCAGCGGTTGAAGCCCGAAGGGGCATGCGGTATTGGCTCGGGATTGTCGCCATCCTTGCGCATCACTACGAGATAATCGGGGCTTCCGACTCGGCAGATGGCCGAATCCTTCACAAGTTGTTTGTGCATCAACCCGAGCGCCTTGGTCCGCGTGGCCTCGATCAGTGGATCTTTCCAAATCACCACCTCGGAATGGTGGATGAAATCGTACTTCTCAAACGCCCGGATCAGATCGCCACGAAAGTCCTTCAGCCCAATGTATCCGTCGCGCTCCTTCATGGCTGGGATCTGCATGCAGTGGAATGCGACCAGCCGACCGGGCATCATAATCCGGTGAAGTTCGCGCACCATGAAATCGAATCCGGCAAAGAACTCCTTGTAGTCGCGGACATTGCTCATGTCCTGCTGCGCGTCCGTGTATGAGTACAAGGAACCAAACGGCGGGGAAAACACGCTCATATGAACACTGTCGTTGGGCATCCCGCGCATTACTTCAACGCAGTCGCCCTGGTAAATGGCGTACTCTTCCGTAATCACTTGGTTTATTACCTTCACGCCGTTTGCGATATCAGCCATTCCGGAATCTCCATTTCTGTTTCGTGGTCGTATCTCGTTGCCTTATGCCGCGCGGCAAGCTGCTCCTCGCGCATGGCGACATTCATCTCTTGCTGTAGTTCTTCGTACTGCGCTTCCTTGCGCCGGATGGTCGAGAGTACGCCGCCCTCTGTTTCGGCCACTATGATATGGGCGTTGACGGGATGCGCCTGCCCGAAGCGCCAACATCGGCGGATCGCTTGGAACATAGATTCAAACGAATACGAGAGGCCGACGAAAGCCATATTACAGCAGCACTGAAGGTTTAAGCCGTAGCCGAAGATTTCAGGCTTACTGAGCAGCCAGTGGATGTCTCCATCTAAGAATTGGACTACTCCGGACTCTTTCTTTTCCTGCGAATCAGACCCGCGCACTTCGACGACTTCAGGGAGCGCCGCCCGCATGGCGTCGGCTTCGTAGTTCGTGTTGCACCAGATGATCCACTGTTCGTCGGGCTTCTCTCGTACAAGTTCTGCAACCTTACGCGCCCGGTCGTCGCAAGTCAGACGCATCTCTTTGTGGAGGCCCGTCGCGCTCATGTCCGGGCATCTGAAAAGCATCCCATCCGTGCTGATGCTTTGGTCTACTTCCACGATGTGCTCTTGGAGGTGCAGGGGCGGTAGATTGAATCCTTCGTCGTCGTATCCAAGGTCGGATGGCTTGAGTAGGCAGACGGCCCACGAAGCTACGAACTTCCAGAACGGTCGGCGTCCATGCCCCTTGAGCGACCACTTGGCCGTCTCGCCGCCATCGTGCTCAAAGAACATCGCCAGCATGGCGGAGCGCCGCATCACGTCCAATAGTTCGGCGTGGGTTCCCAGTTCGGCGTGGTCGTTCGGGCTCGGGGTCGCCGTGGAGCAGAGCTTGAACGGCGTTTCGGCTAGTTGTTCTATCAGGTCTTTGGTTGTCTTTGAGGTCCAGTCCTTGATACAACTCGATTCGTCCATCGCCACGCCAGCGAATGAACGCAGATCGAACAGCCCCATGCGCTCGTAGTTTGTGACGTTGATCCCGGGCCGCACGTCGGACTGATCGCGACAAAGCGTCACCGCGATGTGGAACTTTGCGGCTTCCCGTTTGAACTGCTGCGATACTGCCAGTGGGGCCAGGATGAGTGTGTTGCCACCCGTGTGCAGACAGACGTGCCTGCACCACTCCAACTGGATCGGCCCCTTGCCAAGCCCCGTGTGCGCAAAGACGGCCCGCTTGCCGCCGCGTAGCGCCCATCGGCAGATATCCCGTTGAAACGGAAACAGCATCGGGTTAATATCTGATTCTGCTACCTCAAATCCGCACGGCTCAGACAAGATACGTTTCGATGCTAGGAACTCAGCGTAGTTCATCGTCCTCCCCCCCCACGCAGGCGCGGCGCACGGCATCCTGGTCAGACTGGAGCATTGCCTGCGTCATGAGCCGTCGCCGTAGCCGTAGCCGGAGCCGGAGCCGGAGCCTTCGCCGGAGCCGTCGCCGTCGCCGTAGCCGTCGCCGTAGCCGTAGCCGGAGCCTTCGCCGTAGCCGTAGCCGGAGCCGTCGCCGTAGCCGTAGCCGGAGCCGTCGCCGTAGCCGGAGCCTTCGCCGTAGCCGTCGCCGTAGCCGTCGCCGTAGCCGGAGCCGTCGCCGTGATG